TGGTTGATCTTGTCCCCCTACGACCGTCACCTGTTGATGCAATCTAGCATCGCTCAAGCCTACTTCTCTGGCGATCAATCCAGCACCATCCGTACTGGCAAGATCGGCATGTTGGACCGTTTCACTGTGTACGTGTCTAACTTGTTGCCACGCGGCGCTGCTGGTAAGGCTTTGGTGTCTGGCTTGACCGACACTTCTACCGGTGGTTCTGTGAGCCAAGCTAAAGCTCGCCGTACCATGATCGCTGGTACTAAGGCTGCTGTGTCGTTCGCGATGACCGTGAACAAGACTGAGCCCCTGCGCAACCAAACAGACTTCGGCGACATCGTTCGCGGTTTGGCTGTGTACGGTCGCAAAGTGGTGAAGCCACAAGCTTTGGTTGTCGCACAAGTTGGCTCTGCTAGCTAAGAACTGAGGGGCTACGGCCCCTCTTTTTGTCTAAATTTTTTCGGAGATTTTCAAATGCCTAACGTTACTTCTTTTGGCCGCTTAGTCGGCGGTGTTACCACTGGTTTGACAGCTGGTACAACTCAAACTGCTGCTGGCGCTACCGCGCTGACCGGCGCTCTGAACACTGTTACTGTTGTTGCAGCTGACAATGACGGCGTGATCTTGCCTGCTGGCCGTGGCCAAGGCGACGTGGTCATCGTTGCTAACCTCGACGCAGCTCAAGACATCAAGGTGTATCCCAACACCGGTGGCGTGATCAACAGCGGTTCAGCCAACACCCCCTTGGTGGTTGGTCAGCAGCAAGTTGTTCAGTTCGTGCAAATCGGCACTGACGGCTTGAGCTGGTTGGCGATCCTCGGTGGCGTAGCCACTCCTGCCTAATTGATGGCACAATAAAAGGGCCCTTCGGGGCCCTTTTTAACTTCTGGAGAACTGAATGACTGCACTTGAATTGATGGAGCGCCTCGGCGGTGAAATCGTGATGAACCGCGTTCGCGTGGTAGTGGACGGTAAAACTGTTGTCGCTGCTGTGTTGAACGGCACCGAGTGGGAGCCCACCGAAGAAGGCACAGCCCTGATGAACTTGCATTCGAACTTGGCTGCTGAAGAAGCAAAGCCAACAAAATCTCGCAAATCTAAAACTGCTCAGGTAGAATCTACACCTACACAGCCAGAGCAGGAACAGCAGGCTGAGACCGTCGAAACTGCTGACGTTGCATCAGCAGAAACTGAACAACCTGCCGCCGAATAAGGTACGACCATGAAAGCTCTGAGCACGTTCTACTCACGAATTCTGCCGTTTCTACCCGGCTGCTCAGAGCCCATGGTGGATCAGGTGCTCATTGACTCAGCCATCGAGTTCTGTGAGAACTCGCTTGTTTTGCGCCAAAACCTTGACACCTTCTACACAGTCATCGGTCGTGCTGAGTACGACCTTGACCCACCAACATCACAGCACAATATCTCCCGCGTGGTGAGCGTTGCTGTCAACGGCACCGATTTAAGTGGTGGGTTGGCTGAAGCCATCCGTAATGATTTGCCCACGGCAAACTCTATCCCTCGCGGCTTCTACACAGACCGCACCGACAACACATTCACACTGCGGTTGTCACCTCCCCCGGACAAGAAATACCCAGTGGTTGTTGGCGTGGTGTTAGCCCCCGCAATCACCGCTACGCAGCTCGACGATGACCTGTACAACACATGGATCGAGCCGATCGTCAACGGTGCCTTGTCGCGTGCCATGATGGTCCCTGATCAGCCGTTCACGAATTTCGCCCGTGCTCAGCAACTGATGGAAGCCTCGGCGCAAAAGACAATCAAGGCGCGTACCGAGGGTAACTACGGATTCGTGCGCGGCTCCATGCGTGTGCGTGCACGCCCATTCGCTTGAGGTAGACCATGGCATTCACAGCCCAAAACGTTCTAAAACGCGTGGTGATCACGCTCCAAGACGCCAACGCCGTGCGTTGGCCAACAGCTGAACTTGTGCGCTACCTCAACGACGGTCAGCGCGACATCGCGCTTGTGCGCCCCGATGCAACCGCAGTGACAACCACCATGGCTCTGGCCGGTGGTGCGCGTCAAACGCTGCCCTCGGCTGGCGCTAAGTTGCTTGAGATCATCCGCAACACCGCCGGTACCAAGCGTGCCGTGCGCCTGACAACTCGCACTGTGCTCGACGCTCAAGTGCCAAGCTGGTACAACCTCACCGGTGTGACCGAGATCAAGCACTACACATTCGATCCGCGCGAGCCTCGCAACTTCTATGTGTACCCACCCGCAGCCTCGTCAAACGCGTCTGTGGAGCTGATTTACTCGGCGTACCCAACCGACATCACCGAACCCGGCGGCAGCGCCTTGTACACGGATGTGACCGGCAATGTCAGCGTGGCAGACATCTATGTCAACGCGTTGGTGAACTACATCTTGTACCGCGCATACAGCAAGGATTCTGAGAACGCGATGAACGCGCAGCTTGCTGCTAGCTTCTACCAGCTCTATCAAAACCTGTTGAACACTGAGTTGAGTGGCACAGCAGGCGTGGCACCGAAGGATTAATCATGGCTGAAAAAATCAAACTCGTTCAAGGCGACACACGCCCTGCGATCGTGGTCACACTTACCGACGACACCACCAGCGAGGCCATCAACATCACGGGTGCCACTGTGGTGATGCGCTTTCGCCTTGTAGGCGACACTACTCTGCAAGCTACGATCACTGGGTCTGTGACTGACGGTGCCGCTGGCCAATGCGCTTTCTACCCCTCATCGGCTCCCGAGATGTTGACCGGCGACGCTGGCGACTATGAGGGCGAGATCGAGATCACATTCTCTGACAACACCAAGCAAACGGTGTACGACTTGATTCGCTTCAAGGTGCGCGAGGACTTCTAATGCCCGCAAGCATCACGCCCAACGTCACAGCAGCTACCGTCTCGGTTGTCAAAGCCCGAGCTAGTGTGTCTGTTGTCGTCCCCGTTGTGGGCGTGACTGTGGCCGTCCCTGTTGCGGACATCAGCTACATTTTGATCGTTCCCTCGGCATACGCTGACACAACAGGGCGCTTCAAGTATGTGGCTGACTCTGTGGTGATGACGGACGCCAAGGCCGTGGCGTTCACCAAAGCGGTCTCTGACGCGATCAGCGTGGCGGACAGCGCACCTGTGTTCAGTGTCACTAAGGCGCTTACAGACAGTGTTACGATGAGCGATGCGTTCACTCGCACGCTGGTGTACATCCGCAACTTTGCCGATAGCGCCAACATCACCGACGCTGCCGCGTTCTCGGTGGTCAAGGCGTTGGCTGATCTCGCTTCGGTGTCTGACTCAGCTACGCGCACACTGGCCAAATCGTTGTCTGATGGCGTGGCCATGAACGATGCGTTCGATGCTACAGACGGTTCACAGTGGGCGTTCACAAAGGGCGTCAGCAACGTGGTGTTGATGTCCGACACTCGCACAACTGCGTTCTCCAAAGCACTGACTGAGACGCTCAGTTTGTTGGAAAGTATCACGCTCGATGTCACCAAAAATCTGGCCGACAGTGCTACCATTAGCGATGCGTATGCAGCCAGTGTCAGCCTGACAAAAGCGGAGACAGTTTCTCTAGCAGATAACGCCGCGATTTCGTTTGTGTTGGCACCACGCGCCGATTCTGTTTCTGTGTCGGACACCTCGACACGAACGCCCCAAAAGGGCTTGTCTGAATCTGCGTCGGCTGCCGACGCCGGATACCTGTATTCGCAGGGGTACTGCGATTTAACCTACTTCGCATCCGATTACGTCGGCGCGTACAGAACCTTTTAGGAGTAAACATGCTTCAGGAAAACATCAAAGTCACCGGCAATGTGTTGGTGCAATTGTTCGACAAAGACGGCAACGTCAAAGACAAGCGCGAGATCAAGAACTTGGTCGTCACCGCTGGTAAAGGCTTCATTGCCGCGAGCATGCTCAAGACTACCACCAACTCACCCGCCGCGATGAGCCACATGGCTATTGGCTCGAACAACACCGCAGCTGCCAACGGCGACACCGCCTTGGGCACCGAACTCGGTCGTGTGAGCTTGGCTTCTGCAACCAACTCTGGCGCAGTGACCACTTACACTGCAACATTCCCTGCTGGTACCGGCACCGGTGCTGTTGTGGAAGCTGGTGTGTTAAACAACTCAACTGGTGGCACATTGCTTTGCCGCACTGTGTTCGCCGTGGTGAACAAGGGTGCTGACGACGCCATGAGCATCACATGGGCGATCACCGTCTCCTAATAGGAGGTTGACATGTCTACGCTAACACTTCGCAACGTCAAGGGTTCACCCTTAACAAATACTGAGGTTGACAACAACTTTTCGAACTTGAACACAGACAAGGTAGAGAAGTCGAACAACCTCAGCGATCTGGCGAGCACGTCGACTGCGCGGACAAACTTGGACGTGTATAGCACTACAGAGGTTCAAGAGCAGGCGATTGCGTTCGCTATCGCTCTTGGGTAAGGAAATACCATGGCATTCAAATCAAAAGTAACCGCAAACATCGGCACATCGGGTAGCCCCTCTACCGTCTCAGCGACGGTGAGTTCAAACACTACCCACACGCTGGTCGGTTTGTCGTTGGCCAACACCACTTCAGCAAACATCACGGTGTCTGCGAAGCTGGTCAAGGCTGACACATCAAACGCGTTTTTGGTGAAGGATGCCACGGTGTTGCCCGGCGGTGCGCTTGCCATCGTTGGTGGTGATCAAAAACTCGTGCTTGAGGCTGGTGACTCCGTCACGGCCTACGCAAGCGCTGGCACATCGGCTGACGCCATCGTGTCATACCTAGTGTAAGGAGCCGATTATGGGAATGATCGGCAACACGCTAGCTCAGGGCCTCATCAGCGGGGCCAACATCCAAGACGGTACGGTTGATACGCCCGACATCAAGGACAGCGCCGTCACGGCTGCAAAGATTGCTTCGGCGGTTATTACCCCCGCGAAGATGGATTTCAGCGCTGGTACGGCCAATGGCGTCTTATATTTGAACGGTAGCAAGGTTGCGTCGAGTGGTTCAGGGTTGGTGTTTGATGGCACGAATTTTGGCATCGGCACTTCGTCGCCCAGCACCCAGCTACATGTTTACAAAAACGCTGTTGGCGCGGCTAACCTTTTCCTTGAGAACGCCAGCACCTCTGCCGGTTCTTACGGCACAGTTCAATTCAACGCTGGCACAGTGACATCGCAGTTGTTTTCTGATGCTGCCGGTGGTGTTTACACCGCTGGTGCTGTTTTAAGAACGACATCAAACCACCCGCTCATTTTTGGTACGAACAGTGCAGAACGCGCCCGTATTGATGCTAGTGGGAATTTGTTGGTTGGCACAACAGCAGCAAGTGATTGGAGCAGCCCAGGTCGAGGGTTGCTTGAAGTAAACGGCTCTAGCACGGCATTGATTGGTTTAAAAACAGGCGGAACTAAGCGTGGATATATTTACACGCAAGGAACCGACATTATTTTCAATGCTGACACAGGCGCAATGACGGTGCAATCCGGGACTTCGCAGCCCGTCATTTTTGCAACCAACGCCACAGAACGCGCCCGTATCGACTCCAGCGGATACGCCCTTATTGGAGGTACAGGCTCTGTTGGCTCTCCTGTAGGCCGCTTGCAGGTTTGGGAAAACTCAAACTCCAATTCTTATGTTGCAATAGACGTTCGATCTGTGCAAGCCAACAGTACCGCTGGAACTCGTGGCTGCACCACAACCATGATTCAAGGATCGGGGGGGAACACCGGCAGCTCTGGCAACGTAGCTATCAAGTTTCACCACAATGACTACAACAACCTGAGCGGCCATCTTTCATTTTGGACAAAAAACGACAGCAACACCCAACTTCAACGACTTACCGTTGGTCATGACGGGACGATTACCTTTAACGCTTACGGCTCAGGCTCTTTGTCGACGAACGCCAGTGGTGTTGTGTCTGCTTCGGATGGTCGGTTTAAGACTAAAACTCGTGGAATTCAAAACGCCCTAGGCGCTGTTGTTCAACTAGGTCAGTTGGCTACCTTCTATCGTTGGGACGAGGATAGCCCTTGGCACACCGAGTATGAAGAACTTGGCTGGTTTGCTCAGGATGTTGCGAGCGTAATCCCCGAGGCATCTCCTGAGCCAGAGTCGCCACTTGAAACTGGTGAGGACGGTAAGCCATATACTCTGCGCTATAAAAACTACCAAGACCGCGCCATCTTGGCATACATGGCAAAAGCTATTGAAGAACTAAAAGCAGAATTCGACGCGTATAAGGAAGCCCACCCATGAGCTACATCGGAAATTCCCCCGGCGTCGCGTCGCAGCGTGTAGAAACCGCGTTCACGGCGACCTCAGCCCAAACAGTGTTCACACCATCGAGCGGTTACACGCTCGGGTACTGCGACGTGTACCAAAACGGTGTCAAGCTCGTCAACGGCGACGACTACACAGCATCTGACGGTGCAACAGTCACGCTGGCCACAGGCGCAGCATCAGGCGACTCCATCGTCATCGTGGCATCGTTCCCACGCGGCTTGTCTGATGGTTACCTCAAGAGCGAAGCTGACGCTCGGTATTCTTTGGTGACCGACTCCACGGCTACGGCCAACGGCGTTGTCTATCGTAACGGTAGTAAAGCGCTGACCACTGGTTCTACGTTGGTGTTTGATGGTACAAAATTCGGTGTAGGAGTTACTCCAGCAAGTGGATGGCAAGCCGGGCGGAGTGTGCTTCAACTTTCAACGGCAGCTTTGGATACATATGGAGCTGGCCAGTTGGTAGTTCGCGCAAATAATTTTTGGAACGGCACAAACGACAAATATATTTCAGATGGGTACGCTACCGCATACGAGCACTCTGGCGGGACCCACCGTTGGTACACAGCCGCATCTGGTACAGCGGGTAACAACGTCAGCTTCACTCAAATTGCCATGTTTGATACAAACGGCAATTGGCTGGTAGGGACCACAACTACCGATTCAGGAGCAAAAGCAAGATTTGTTTTTGGAGCGTCACAGAACGGCTTGCAAATCAAAGACTCGAACGACACTAGCAACGCCGCATTTCTCATCTTCCAAAACGGTTCAAATTCCAACTTTGCGACAATTCAAAGAGATGGCACAAACAACTCTTTGAGCATTGGAACTGTATCGGCAATTACATTTCCAGCCACGCAGGTTGCATCAGCTGGAGCAAACACACTTGATGATTACGAAGAAGGTGATTGGACTCCACGAATTTCTGGTTCAGGCGGCGGCAACTACACACCGGGCTCAATTAATGCCGGTCGGTATATTAAGATTGGGAAGATGGTTTGGGCCACAGCTACACTTCAGTGGACAGCCGTGGTGTCTGCGTATTCTGGAAACTTGTTGGTGTCAGGTCTTCCTTTTACTTCGGCGGGGCAACGCGCCGTTGGAAGTATGGGCGCGATTCTTAACGGTGTGTCTTTTACCGCTGGATATGGCGAGTGGAATTACTTGATTGACCCCGGAGTTGCATACGTTTATATCATCCAAAACTCAACAACAGGCGCTGGCTACAGCCACAACCCGACAGTGGGGTCGTCTGGAACCATTTACTCTTTGTCTCTCGTCTACGAAGCAGCGTAAGGAAAAAACATGTCAACATTTACAGAAGTCACCTACATCTCCCAATTCGACATCCAACCAAACGGTTGCATCGGCGTGCGTAAAAGCACCGATGTGTTGAAAGATGGTGTTGTTATTTCAACCAGCTACTGGCGTTGCGTACTTGCACCAAACGATCAACAAGCGGCAGAGGTACTGAATGAGCAGTATTTTCTTGACATCGCAAACTACGCTTGGTCACAACCTTCTCCCGTGACATACGACCCCAACCCAGCTACGCCCGGTCAGGAGTAAACCATGAGCCGCGCATCAACACTAGCAAAAGCCATCGGGGCTGATGGAGCCATTGCGGTCAGTGGCAACACGACCCTTGGTGACGCATCGACTGACACAGTCACGTTCAACGCAGCCACAGCGAGCATTCCGAACGGCATTAACTTTACCAACGGCAACTTTGGCTTAGGTGCTACGCCCAGCGCGTGGTGGTCAAGCGGCAAAGCGTATCAAGTTGGTTCTCGTACAAGTTTGTCAGACTTAACGGGTGATAGCCATCTAAGCAACAACGCTTTTTTTGACGGCAGTAATTGGAAATACATTACCAGCAATACTGCGGGGAATTATTACCAATCTGCCGGGACGCATGTATGGCGGTACGCAGGCTCGGGCACGTCTGGGGCTAACGTTTCGTGGACGCAAGCAATGACGCTTACATCAGGCGGTAACTTAGGGTTGGGCACTACCAACCCAAACGTTGCTGGTGGGACACGTGCGATTACCCTTGATGCACCTATCGCTGGTAACTACAGTGGTTTTGAGCTAATGACAGGCGGCACGCTTCGCGCAAAATTTATTGGTAACTCAAGTCAAACTTATTTTGGAACTGATACAGCCACGCCTTTAGTTTTTGTTACAGAGAACACAGAACGGGCGCGTATTAATTCAAATGGTGTTGTTGCAATCAGCAGCAACCTAAACGCTAATCGCGTCATCTCAAACAACTTTGTTGCTGGCAACATAGCTCCAAACGTTTCCGGTTCTCAGACTTGGTTTCTTCTTGCTGAGAATGAGAACGGCAGTGGGGGATACATGATGATGGGGTCGATCATGGCTGGTTCATATACCGCTTGGTCGATGGTAAATCTCTGGGTGCAAAAAGTTTACGCTACAGAGTCTGTTAATGGGGCGATCACAGGCCTTACCAAAAATAGCGAATTTACGATTGCAATCCAGCGTATCTCTTACGGTGGCACAAAGTACATTGCGTTGTACATCTCTGGGTCAAATCCAGAAGTTGACGTGATGTGGACTGGCTATCGGTTGAACTCTGCCTGCGTAAACAATGCGTTTGTTGCGGTAACTTCTGGTGTAACCGTTGTTTCGACGGTTGCGTCTTACTAAGGACTTAGTATGAGCGCTACTTTCTCATGGAATATTAACGACATTGGCGCATGGCCTGTGTGTGATGGACAGCCAAATGTTGTCGCTTGGGCCCAGTGGGTTTGCGTTGCTAGCCAAGAAGTTAGCGGTAAAACCTACACCGCACAGATACAAGGCTCGTCCTCTTTTTGTCTACAGCAGGGTGAAGACTTCACCCCATACAATCAGCTAACTGAAGAGCAAATATTGGGCTGGGTGTGGCAGAGTGTAAGCAAGGTTGATGTCGAGGTGGGGTTGCAGTCGTCCGTCGACACAAACTCAAAAGCACAACCAGAAGTATTGCCGTTGCCATGGGCAACAAACCAAGCTGACGAGGTATAAAAATGACCGACATGATCTCGACAACCGAAGCCAAGTTGCAAACGCACGAGGCCATCTGCGCTCAGCGCTATGAGCACATCACGCATACACTCGACAAGGGTGACAAGCGCATGACCAAAATCGAATACTCGATCTGGGCAGTGCTGGCTGCTGTGTTGCTCGGCCCGGGTGCGGCTGCTGAATTCTTCAAGCGATTGATCGGCCTGTAATGTGGACCCCATCAGCCTCCTTCTCATGGCCCAAAGTGCGGTCAGCGCTATCAGCGCTGGTTGCCAAATGCTACGAGAAGGCAAAGCTGAAATTGGCAAATTCAAGAAAACCGTTGAAGGTGGAATTGCCGACGCAAAAGCCATCTACACCGAAGTCACCGGAATCTGGGGCTGGTTCACCGGCCTCTTCAGCGACAAGCCAAAGCCAACAGCCAAAGTCGAAGTCGCCCCAGAAGTCGTCCAGAAAAAGCCCGAGCCCAAAAAGCAAAAGCGCCAAGCGGAGCCCGAGCTCAGCTACGAAGAGTACCAAGCGAGGTCAGTCCACGAAATCTGCGAAAACCTAAAAATCTACTTCGAGGCCATGCGGGCTTTGAAGGAACATTGTCAGGAGCTGGAAGAGCAATCTTTAACAACCGACAAAGTCGCTGACAGTGCGATTGACCGGATTGAAATTCAGTGGCAAATGCGCCAGCTGTCCGACCAACTGAAGCAAGCCATGATCTATGGTACGCCAAGGGAATTAGGGCTTGGGGCTATGTACGAAGACTTTCTTGTCAAGTATGATGAGATCGTTGAAGCGCAAGAGGTTGCTCGCGCAGTCAAGGCTAGAAACGAAAGAGACGCGGCATGGCAACGAGAGCTCCTCAAACATCATCGAATCGACCGGGCTATAACGGGGGTAGCGGTGCTGGTAATGGTGGCATGGATGTGGGGCATAGTGCTATCGCTCGCATGGCTCGTGAAGACACCCGCTGGTTTATCGTCGCTGTTGTAGTTTTGAGTTTGGTGTTGTTTCTGGCGTTCCCGATGGCACTGCTGGTGCTTGTGGACACAGAGCGAATGAAGGCCGAGGTTCGGTATGAAGTGCGCCAGCTCAAAAAGCTGCGTCAAGAGATAAAGGAACAGAATGAAAAAGCTGCTGCTACTAAGCCTACTTCTAGTCCTGATGGGCTGTGAAGACCGGTACCGGTACTACTGCCAAGACCCGAAGAACTTCCAAGCCAAGCGTTGCCAACGCCCTGACTGTTTGTTCACACAAGATTGCCCTGATTACCTCGTAGCCCCTGTATTGGAGAAGCAAATTGTTCAACAATCAAACCCCCCAGCATCCGCAGCGTCTTCTGACCGCTGAAGAGATCGAGGTCCGCGTATGGGCCGTGGTCGTCATCGTTGTCACGTTCATTCTGGCTGGCATCGTGGCGTTCATGCTCTACAGCTTGGCCTATGTGACCCAGCCGCTCAAGTCCATGGCACCCATGGATCAGGCGTTTGCCAAGATGCTCAACGACATCGTGCTGCTCGTGGTGGGTGGTATCGGTGGTGTGATGAGCCGCAAGGGCGTACAGGCAGTGTCTGAAAAGATTGCCTCGATGCAGGGGCCCACACCCCCACAGCCCCAAGCCGTAGCGCCAAGTAATAGCCCCGCGCCTACGGCTTCATCGGGCATGTTTGACTTCAACTTCAACGGGTTCAAGAACCCTGAGCTAGACGAAGAGTGGCGTG